GGAAGAGCATTAAAGAAAAAATAATGGCAAACCGAAATTACAATACGCAGATATATCCACGCGTAAAACTTAATAGCGGCGGTAGAGCAAAAAAACAAATAGGCGGCACAATGAGACAAGATGAAAAAGCCGGTTATTTTCCTGCAGATATGGGAATGGCTGGTGGCGCTATGTATAGAAAAGGTGGAAAGGTTAAGAAAAAAGGAAAATGTTAATTGCCGTTTAAATCGGAAAAACAAAGAAAATACCTTTGGAAAAAAGAGCCGAAGATAGCTAGAAAGTGGACAAAAAAGTACGGAAGTAAACCAGTGAAGAAACTAAAAAGGAGAAAAAAATAATGGAAGAAGACCACTTTATAGATAAAATAAGAAAAATTATAAAAATGAGACATGATGATGTTGTTTCAGCATTGGCTTCAGGTAGTGTTGACAATATGGAAAAATATCAGTATATGTTAGGACAGATACGAACGTATCAGTATTTAAGTCAGGAAATATCCAGCCTGCTACAAAAAAAGGAGCAAAATGACAAAGACGGAACCGTTATCAACATCAACTCAAAACCCAAAAATTGAGTTACCAGATAAAGAATTAGTAGGCGTTAAAACCACTAAACAGCAAGAACAAGATTTAAAATCAGAATCAGCAAAATTACCAACCCCTACAGGTTGGCGAATTTTAGTTTTACCCTTTAAACAAAAAGATAAAACTAAAGGAGGAATATTATTAGCAGACGAAACAGTAGAAAGATCTCAAGTAGCATCGACTTGTGGATTAGTTTTGGATATGGGCCCACACTGCTATGATAAAGAAAGATACCCAGAAGGTCCCTGGTGCAAGAAAGGTGATTGGATTATCTTTGCAAGATATGCCGGATCACGAATTAGAATCGATGGGGGTGAGATAAGACTTCTTAATGACGATGAAGTTTTAGCGACCGTGGAAAACCCTGAAGATATATTCCACGGATTCTAACCATAGGAGGAACTATGCCAGACAAAGAAAAGGAAGAAAACATTTCAAAAGAACCAATGGTCGATTTAGATACATCTGGACCAGGTGCTAGTGTTGAACTTCCAGAAACACCAAAAGAAGAAGATAAAACATACGAGAAAGAGGAGAAAAAAGATGAAGCAAATATTACGTACGATGATCAGCCCGCTGACACATCTGAGAAATCTGATGAGCAGTCTGATGTTCGAGATAGCGAGGACATTCAAAAATCAGAGGGCGGGAAGGTTACACAGGAAGCTGACGAAGCTAAAAGTGATAAACAACCAGATAACATTAAGGAAGTTGAAGAGTATTCTGAAGGAGTTAAGAAAAGAATAGCTAAACTTACTAAGAAAATGCGTGAAGCAGAGAGACAGCGAGAAGAAGCTATTTCTTATGCTAGACGTGTTAAAGATGAACGAGATAGGTATGAAGTAGCTGCAACATCCTTAGATAAAAATTATGCCACAGAAATGGAAGGCAGAATTTCTTCATCTCTTGCAGCAGCACAAGCAAAACTTGCTGCAGCTAGACAAAGTGAAGATTCTAAGGCTGAAGTAGAAGCTTTAACGGCTATTTCACAATTAGGTTATGAACAAGGTAAATTAGCAGAAATAAAGACCCAGCATCAAATGCAGGAAACTGCTGCTAAAGAAGCTCAAGAGCGACCTGTTCGACAACAACAACCAACACAACGACCCCCAAGAGACCCTAAAGCGGAAGCTTGGGCTGATAAAAATGAGTGGTTTGGCAAAGATAATGCCATGACTTACACAGCGTTTGATCTACATAGAAAACTTACTGAAGAGGAAGGAATGGACCCACAATCAGATGAATATTATTCTGAGGTGGACAAAAGAATAAGACTTGAATTCCCCCACAAATTTGGTAATAAGGGTGTAGAAAAACAGATTAGTAAACCTACACAAAACGTTGCTTCTGCAACGCGTAGTTCAAAGACTGGTCGCAAAGCAGTGAGACTCACATCGTCTCAAGTCGCAATAGCGAGAAAATTAGGTGTGCCACTAGAAGAGTATGCGAAACAACTTATAAACACGAAGGAGGTATAGGCATATGAATACAAATAAACCAACTCGTGCGAGTCAAACTAAAAGTGATTCTACAAAAGTAAAATCACAAGCAAAAACGGTAGCACCAAAAGTGCAACCAAAAGTTTGGGCTCCACCATCGTACTTAGATACGCCCAACGCGCCGGAAGGATTTAGACACAGATGGGTCAGGGTAGAAATCCTAGGATTCGTTGATACGAAAAACATACAAGGACGCTTAAGGTCCGGATATGAGTTAGTAAGATCAGATGAATTTCCAGGAGATGATTATCCAGCAATTACCGACGGCAAATACGCAGGGGTTATCGGGCACGGAGGCCTAGTGCTGACTAGGGTACCAGAAGAGATCGCGAAGCAGCGAACTGATTATTATATGAATCAAGCCGCTGATCAAATGAAGGCAATCGATAACGATCTTATGAAGGAACAGCATAAGGGAATGCCTATCAATATTGATAGACAAACTCGTACAACCTTCGGTGGGAAGAAAACTTAAAATTTAAATTTTCCAACCAGCGATTAAATTAACCGTGACTGGAGGTCCGCAAGGACAGGTCACACTAAGGAGACAACTATGGCAAATCAAAGCACTACTGGTTTCGGATTGAGACCAATTGCAAAGATAGGTCAGAACGACAACAACGCCGGTTTGAGTGAGTGGTTAGTAGCATCAGGTTCTGCTGCTATATACCATCATGATATGGTTATGTTGACTGGAGATGGAGTGATCTTAAGATCTTCTGACTCGTCAGCAAACAATATTGGTTCATTAAACGGCGTGTTCTACACTGACCCAACTACAGGTAAGCCTACTTGGTCTAACTATATGCCCAGCGTGGCAGCTAGTGATATTGTTGCATTCATTAACAGTGATCCGCAACAAATATTTGAGATCAGGAACGCTACAAGTACGTTGGCAGCGGCAGACGTCGGAGGAACTACTAAAATAGTTCTTGGTGCAGGTGTAACCCCTAATTGGGTTTCCAGAAGCACTGTATACGACGCGCCAGGAACCGACCCTGACCAATTTAAACTAATAGGTATCTCCAGAGACCCAGACAACCAAGACGCCGGCTCAAATGGCTGTATATGGCGCGTACAAGTATACGAACATATATTAGCAAACATTTGTGCTGCTGGCGTTTAAGGAGGATAAATTATGGCTATATCACGTAATCAACTAGTTAAAGAACTAGAGCCAGGTTTAAACGCATTGTTTGGCCTGGAATACAAACAGTATGAAAATCAGTCATCTGAGATTTATACTACTGAGTCGTCTGACAGAGCTTTCGAAGAGGAAGTTATGTTGTCAGGTTTCGCTTCAGCTCAAGTAAAACCGGAAGGATCAGGTGTTACATATGATAACGCTCAAGAAACTTTCACAGCTAGATACACTAACGAGACAATTGCTCTCGCTTTTGCTATCACTGAGGAAGCTATTGAAGATAATCTATATGACAGACTGGCTTCTAGATATACGAAAGCTTTAGCAAGATCTATGGCTCAAACTAAGCAAGTAAAAGCGGCATCGCCACTGAACAATGGTCTACCAACTACAGACAATTTTGATTCAGGAGACGGTGTTTCTTTGTTTAACACTTCGCACACTACAATAGCAGGGAGTTTCCAAAACACTCTGACTACTCAGGCGGATTTAAACGAAACTTCATTGGAGCAAGCATTAATTGATATTGCTGGGCTAACTGATGAAAGAGGTTTAAAAATCGCTGCGAAAGCTGTTAAGATGATCATCCCATCTGCACTACAATTTACTGCTGAAAGACTTATGAAGTCTGCAGGTAGAGTTGGAACTGCTGATAATGATATCAATGCAGTCAAATCTCTAGGAATGGTTCCTCAAGGATACAGAGTGAACAATTACCTAACAGATACTGACTCTTGGTACATTACAACAGATGTGCCAAATGGTATGAAACATTTCGAAAGAACTCCTCTATCTACTAAGATGGAAGGTGATTTCGACACTGGCAACGTTAGATACAAAGCTAGAGAAAGATACGTTTTTGGCGTATCAGACCCTAGAGGTATTTACGGTGTTGAGGGTGCTTAATACTTAAAACTTTTTGTGGCGGGACACAGTTCCGCCACAATCATAAATTAGAAAGAAAAAACCATGAAAAAATTCCTAGTACAGATATGGGCTTACGATCATCACTCTAAATTTGAGGTTTTAGCTGAGGATAATGCTCCGTCTATTGAGAAATCAATCCTTGACAAATTGGGACAAAATACCGTAAACTGGGAATCAACGGGAATGTTTAGAGATATTCCCCATAGAATAACCTATGAGGAGGTTATCCATGTTACAAGACCTATACAATACGAAAAGGTCCTTGGAGTTGAGGTGGCAGTCTGAGTATGAACAAAGTGGTAAATATACTCTGGACATGGTTGAAATTGATGAGAGAATCAAACAAACCATCACTGAAATTAAATTGGAGGAATCCAAGATTGCTGATAGAGAAAATAAAATCAGGAGTTCTGCCCCCCAAGTTTCTGTGGCAACTTAATTAAACGCCACATCGCCGAAACCGTACTTTCATGCAGGGATCCCTTGCACTCTACTTAAATCTACTATATAAATAAATCACTATACAATTAATTAAGAACGTAGACGAGTATAGTCGACGGCCTAGAGACTGCGTTCATAAAAACTAGGAGGATAATATGGCAAAAACAACATTCAGAGGACCAGTTTTGGTTGGTAAAGAAGGATCTGGATATAATATCGTTCCAAAGGAATCTACTTATACAGTAGTTATTTCTACGGACTCAGGAAAAACCTTTACATCAAAAACTGACGGTGCAACATTCACACTTCCGGCGATTGCAATTGGAAATACATTTACATTTGTAAACACGGCTGAAGACGGAACTAATACTTTAACTATTAGTCCTAATTCAAATGATGGTATTTTGTACCTAGGATCTTTGGTAGATAACAAAGATGTGATTAATACAAAATCAACATCTAAAGTTGGTGACTTTGTTAAAATTGCGTCTTTAAACTCTACTGACTTTTGGACAGTAGTTGAAGCTCAAGGTGTTTGGGCTAAAGAGTCCTAATAAATAATTAAAGTGCTCCTTCGGGAGCACTTTTTAAGGAGATAAAAATATGGGTACAAATTTATCTGATGTTAAAGCTTCAATAGAGTTAGCGACTTCAGGAAGACTGCAAGGCTACATAGCTGGATCAGCCGCGAATCTTGGACCAGTTAGAATTATAAGTTTGAACGCACACTTAACTGGAGCAGACGGTGAAATAACTATTCAAGATGCTACTACTGCAACTGGTGATATTAAAATTCATCTTAAAGGTGGAAGTGCAAGCAATGATACTTTAAACTTTAATTTTGGTGGTAATGGAGTTAAATTTGCCACTGCAGCTTATGTAACATTAGCAAATATTGATTCATGCACCATTTATTATGGATAGGAGATTAGATGGCAAATACAACATCTGGCTCTTATGTTTTTGATAAGAACCTTGGTATAGATGAAATTATTGAAGATGCGTACGAACGCATCGGTATGCAGGGTGTTTCTGGTTACCAATTAAAAACAGCAAAAAGATCTTTAAATATTTTATTTTCTGAATGGGGTAATAGAGGACTTCATTTTTGGGAAGTAAAAAATCAAAATGTTACATTAGTAGACGGGCAATCTGTCTATACTTTTTATCGTTCTCCTGCCGACGGTGCATCAAGTGGAATCTCAACTACATTATCTGCAGGAATAAATTCAAGTGTTGCTACAATTGGAGTAGCTTCAGTTACTGGGATGCCAACAACTGGTGGTATCATAACTATTAACAGCGAACAAATTACTTACAGCGGAATATCTAGTTTAAACTTAACTGGATGTGTAAGAGGTGTTAATGGAAGTACTGCTGCTAGTCATAGTACAAGTGATGCAGTTTTGCAGTTTCCAAACGGAGTGACAGATATTCAAGAAGCAGATTATAGAGTAAAGTCTACTACAATTGATACACCAATGACAAAAATTAGCAGGTCACAGTATCAAGCTTTTTCTAATAAAACTGCTACAGGTCTTCCTACCCAATACTGGGTTCAAAGATTAATAGATAAAGTTACAATGACTTTATATTTAACTCCGGGCGCAGCTCAAGACGGAAACTATATTAATTTTTATTATACAAAAAGAATTGATGATGTTGGTGCTTATACAAATGCAACTGACGTACCTTACAGATTTATACCTTGTATGATTGCTGGTCTTGCTTATTATTTATCGGTTAAGTATGTCCCTCAAAGAGTACAAGAATTAAAAATGTTATATGAAGATGAATTGTTAAGAGCTGAAGATGAAGATGGTTCTTCTAACTCTACTTACATATCACCTAAAATTTACTATCCGGGGATTGGTTAATGACTACTTTTTCACAAGGTAAATATGCTTTATCAATATCTGATAGATCAGGTATGGCGTTTCCATATAATGAAATGGTTAGAGAATGGACTGGTGCATGGGTTCATCGTTCTGAATACGAACCTAAGTCTCCACAATTACAACCCAAACCTACAGGTGCTGATCCACAAGCTTTACAAAGAGCAAGACCAGCCAGAACGGAATTTGGAACACAAGGTTTTTTACCTTTAAATCCTTTTACAACTTCATCGGACACAACTTTAACTGTTGCATTTGAAAATAGTCAATTAGTAGTTAATGACTCTTTAAGATTTACTGGTGTTAAAGAGCCTGTTGGTGGTGTTTCAGTTGCACAATTACAATTACAAACAACATTAAATGGTGATATAACAAATAGCGCTACAACAATTACTTTGGCTGATGGATCTAATTTCCCTACAGCTGGATTTATTATGATTAAAAAACTTTTAACTTCATCAGATACAACCGATCCTTTAAAAGTGGGAACATATCAAAACGAAGTTATTCAATACACTGGAAGATCAAGTAATGATTTAACAGGATGTACGCGTGGAACTTCTGCTGTTTATAGAGGGTACACGCCTTCAGCAACAACTGCTGATTCACATAGTTCCGGAGCCGCGGTCTATGGGTCTTTTAAAGTTGCTTCTTTAGTTGAGACAACTAGTGTTAATGATGCTGGAACAACTGTTACAGCAAAAAATAGTTTTACAATAACCCTACCAAGTGCTGCAACAGGCACTGCAACAGGAGGAGGATTTAATTGCGTTATTAGTCCTCTTAATATAGAGAGTTTATAATGGCAGGATATACACTTTCAACATTAGAAGCTGACATTAGAAGTTATACTGAAATAGACAGTACTCTTTTTAGTGGTGCTGTTCTAGGCAGATTTATTGAAAATGCAGAATATAGAATTAATCAAGAGCTTCCTATGGATGCTGCCAGATATGTTTCAGAAGGAACTTTAGCTGCTGATGCTAATACTATAAATTCACCCGGTAAAGGAAGTAAAGGTGACACAGGCGCTTTGTTTATTAGAGGGGTAGAAGTATTTAATTCAACAGCTAACACTGAAGGTAATGGAACTTGGTTAGAGAAAAAAGATCAAACTTATTTATCAGAATATACCGATAGATTAACGGGGCCAAAAGGCAATAGAACAGGGCAAGATGTTACAGGATTTCCTAAATATTATGCTATGTTTGGGGGAGCGACTGGAGATTCTGACAGTACTTCAGGAGGTATTTATTTAGCCCCTACACCCGATGCAAATTATCTATACAGAATATATTACAATATGGTACCTGCAGGATTAGCGACTAAAACTTCTGGGACTTATTTAAGTAAGTACTTCCCACAAGGGCTACTATATGCCTGCCTGGTGGAAGCTTATGGATTTTTAAAAGGTCCAATGGATATGTTGACATTGTACGAAAATAAATATAAAAATGCTATACAACAGTTTGCAGGAATGCAACTTGGAAGACGAAGACGAGACGACTATACTGACGGAACCGTTAGAATACCAGTTAAGTCCCCGTCTCCATAATTAGGAGATAAATATGGCAATAGCATCGGAAATTTGTAACAGTTTCAAAGAAGAAATTCTGCAAGGAGGACATTGTTTAAATGCCTCTGGAAGTACTCCCGCAGGGAATGTTATTATGTGTGCTCTTTATTCAAGCAACTCAGCATCATTAGGTAAATCAACAACGGTATGGGCAGCAGCCTCTGATCCAGCTGCGGATCCTACGGATACTTACGAAGTTACAACAACCGGTTCAGGATATTCAAGTGGTGGAAAAGCTTTAACAAATATTGATCCTACCTTAGATAGTGATACAGCCATTTGTGATTTTTCTAATGAAAGTTGGACATCGGCTACTTTTACAGCTAGAGGATTATTACTTTATAATTCTACAAATATTACGGGCTTCACTAATGAAAGAGCAATTCTTGCT